AAATCGTCGGTAGAACAACCGTATTCTACCACACATTAGAAAGCAGATGAAATTGTAGTTGCACTGAACAGTATTCAAATACACACCAAGGTTTTGTGGGAATGCGCGGCAATCTCTTAACAGCGTGGTCTCCGAGATTTTAACTCCGCAGTAAACACCGAGAAGTCTTGTTTCATTGAAATTTTATCATCGGAGGAACTCATGGAAGAATTCATTCCATTTGAAATCGACGCAGACGTGATGAAAGGTCACATCAACGAGAAGGGAAAAATGGTTATAGTTGCGTGTGCGAGCGATGATGGGGTAGACCTTCAACGCGACGCGATGACCGAGTCTGCTTTAAACAAAATGTCGGAAGGCGCAAACACTGGTGTTCCTCTTCTTGAGAATCATCGTGCCACATTTGATTTCGGACGGACAACTAAAGGGCACGTCGTAACAAAGAAGGCCGACAGTGGTAAGGTAACAAAGAATTTCGTGGTGGAAATCGAGCTCAATGGGGACTACCCACAGGCGAGAACACTTTTCAGGGAAATCACTTCCGGCACCTGCAAGAAACAGTTAAGTATAGGTGGTAAGTTGAACCTCAAGAACCCGAATGCTATTTCCGTTGAAATGGGGAATGGCGGCGGAATGGTTCGAAAGATTCACGACCTCGAACTCGACCATATCGCTTGTACGCGAGAGAAACAAGCGGCGAATCCTCGTACCGGTTTCATGGAAGCTATCATGAAATCCATGGTTGACGGCGGGGCATTCAAGGCTGCCGAAGAGGCGTTACTGAAGGCAGATGGTGCTGGGAATGTCACAGTTGTTACGGGCACAGCTACAGTCAGTGGACAGGTTGTGAACACTATTCAAAGTGGGGGTACCTCCGTGGAAGAGATTAACAAGAATTCCGCAGTTGAAAGTGACGTTGAGGTTGGCGTTGGATTTTTCGGACGTATTGGACGTCTATTAAAAGGAGGGAAGTCAATGGTTAACAAAGAGGATTCGAAAACTGGCAACGCGCCGGTTGGCGAAAAAGAATCCACTTCGTCCACAAAAGACGAAGCGGTCAGCAGCGCACTTAAAAAGGTAGAAGAGGCGGTCAACGCGGCCCCCGCTCCTACGGCTCCCGCCGCTCCTGCGGCTGAAGAGTCCAGCACATCGTCCAAGACGGACGACCAGAAGATTGAGGAAGCCGCGAAGGCTCTTGTTCGCCAGATTCTGAACAAGAAAGAAGAGACGACCACGTCGTCCGCGACGAAGGACGTTCCTGCGGTTCCGGCAAAGGTTGATGACGCTGCGGCTCCAGTTCCCGCCACAGCGGCCGTCACGGCTTGCGGTCCAGACATGAAGAAAGAAGATGCGGCAACGACCTCTACATCCAAGAAAGATGGCAAGGGCGCGGAAGCAGTTGCGTCTGAACCTTCGGCTGACGAGGAAGAGATGCTTCGTGAAATCGCCATCCTCTTGAGCAAGGTTCGCAAAGAGGAAGTCGCGTCCAGCGATTCCAAGTCCGATGTGGATGAGGATGAGAAGAAAAACGAGCAGGAAGCCATCAAGGGTGCATTGTGGAACATTCGGTATCTGCTTGCGAAAGAGATTTCCGAAGCCCCCGCGGGCAAAGCGGATTCCGCTACGGCAGTTGCGTCAGCGGTTGCTGCTTACGGTCCGTTCGCTCCACGTAGCGGTTCGAAGCCTGCCGGTTTCATTCCCGACAAGGTTGACGCTAGTAACGCGGTTGCACCGACAGCAGTGTCGGATGCCCGAAATCTTCCGCCCGCTGGTGGTGAAATGAAGCCAACAGCCCCAACGGCAGAAGCGTCGTTCGCGGCAATGGCTACCTCGGTCAGCGCTGCAGGCAAACTCCAGCAGGTTACGGATGTCTCCGCGTTCGGAAAAGAACTTGGAGAGGTGTTCCTTACCAAATCCGTGCAAGCGAGTGAGCGGCTCGTTCTAAAAGCAGTTGAGGAGATTATGAAGGCTCAGAACACGCAGCTAAGCACACTCAACACGACCATAGCCAATCTGAATGCTCGGCTCGCGTCTGTTGAATCTGCTGGTGGCGTAAGCCAGAGCGGACCTCGCGGAACAACGGAAATTGCGAAGTCCGGTAGCAGGACGATTTGGGGCGGGATTATGGGCAATGCGTCCAAAAACGCTCTGAAGAAGATGTAAGAAATACAACGTTAAAGTTTCGCGCATTTGTGCGCAGTCATTAACTGTTTTTGGATAACTTTTCAGGAGGATTGCGATGAGTGATGTAAACGAAGCTGTCATTGAGAAATCAATCGCGACCAGCGACCTTCTCACTGGTGGTTTGCTGAATCCACTTCAGCAGACTCAGTTTATCACACTGGTTAAGAAATTTTCGGTTTTGCTTCCAATGTCCCGGTTTGTTCGTATGCCCCGGCCTTTGATGGACATCGACAAATTGTGGGTTGGTGAGCCCGTCACCGAATCGGTTGACGAAGCTACCGACACCGGCAACCTTTCCAAAGCCAAATTCCAGCGCATCACCTTGGCCGCGAAGAAAGTTCGCAGCGCTTGGAACGTGACCACGGAAGTGTTGCAGGGTAACATCGAGCAGAACGATTTTGAGCAGACAATTATGAACACGATGGTCGAGCGTATCTCGACGGATTTGGAAGACATGGCCATCAATGGTGACACCACAAACACTGGCGTCAACCCGCGTGACCGTCTCCTTCGGCGTCTCGATGGTTGGGCGAAGCAGACCGAAGGTGCGCATCGCGTTGATGCCAAAGGTTCGAGCATCCAGAAGGGTCTCTTTAGTGAGATGAAACGCCGGATGCCCAAACAGTACAAGAATGACCCGGGTCTCCGTTGGCTCGTTGGCGACGCCCTCGCCGTTGATTGGGCGGATGTGGTTTCCGACCGCGGCACGATTCTCGGTGATGCGGCTCTGCAGGGCGCTGAAATGGCTCCGCTGGGCACCCCGATGATTCGCGTCCCATTGATTCCTGATGATGCGCCAATCACCATCACCTCGGCGTCGTCTGCGGAAGTTCTTGGCACGCAGGAAGGGCCCTTCCAGATTGATGGCACTTGCGATACAATCATTCTCAAGGTTGACGCTGTTGGTCCGTGCACAGTTACTCTTCCGCATGGCACGCTCAACGTTGTGACAGTTGCTGCGGCTATCAATGCGGCTCTCGTGACTGCTTACGGTTCGCTTTATGCCAACGTTGCTCGCGACGACCGTGACGGACACCTTCTCCTTACCAGCCCGATTACCGGAACCTCCAGCCATATCAAACTGGAACCCGTGGCTTACGGTTCGCAGGGTTATACGGTTCTCGGTCTCATCGACGCCACGCCTCCGACGACTGGCAACTGGCCGGTTTCGGAAATTGTTTACTCAGGCGGAGCAGCTGGTTCGCAGAACGTCGTGGACGAAGGCTCGTTCATCCTCTTTACCAACCCGAAGAACTTGGTGTTTGGTATTCTGGACGGAACGAGAATCTTTACAGAATTCAACAAAAATGTAGACCAGATTGAAAGTATCGTATACAATCAGGTCGACGCTCGTGTTGAAAACGTAGACGCCATTGTCAAGGTTGATAATGTTCGTCGGCGGACGTTGTATATTTAATTAACGATAATCAAAAGGGTTACGGTGGGCTAATAACCCACCGTAACCCTCGTTCTTTGACAATTTAATATTTTCAATTTATGGACATTGGTTTTGTTCTTGACAATACTCACTTTTGTGTTATAATAAAAGTATACCACAATTGGGGGTGTCAGGATGAAACCATGGATAGATATTGACATTGAGAATCTCATTGCGATGTCTATCTCTGGTCACGGTTTGTCCGAGATAGCAACAGCACTTTCGAAACCAAGGGAGGGTGTAAGGATTAAGGCACGTCGACTTGGAATATCTTTGAGAGACAGTGCTCATTATGGATGGTCAAAAGAAGAAGATGCGCTTTTGTTGGAGAAATATGATGCAGTCTCCAGTCTGGAAGACCTCGCCAAAGAGATGGGTAGGAGTTTGAACAATATACATTTACGGGCAGGGAAACTTGGGATATGCCGGACACGCTCGAAGCATCTCTCTCCAAATTTTCACGGAACATCAGAGTCCGCGAAGAAGCACTGGTCCAAAGAGGGTGCAAAGGAAGACCTATCAAGGAGAATGAAAATTTATTGGTCAGACGACTCGAACAGGGAACGGCAAAGCACTTTAATGAAAGATGTTCGTCTTCGTCCCGATGTTATTGAGAAGATGCGAAATGTTCAGAAAAACGGCTCATCATTAGAACGAATTGTATGGGGGCTGCTCAATGATATGGGTTTGAAAGAGGGCGTGGATTGGGAGAAGCATTTTCATGTCGGTTATTACGAATTTGATGTTCTTCTAAACAGGAAAAACGGACGACCGATTCTCCTGGAAGTTAACGGGGACTATTGGCATACAGCGAACAAAAAGACATGTCGAACGGACAAGTCAAAAAGAACCTACATTGAAAAATACTTTCAAGATAAGTATGAAGTTAAAACGGTGTGGGAACACGAGTTTTTAGCGGAGGGTCGAATTTCTGGAATAATTAAAACATGGATGGGGTTACAGGAGACAAATCCATTTAACTTTGAAAACGTAACACTCGAAGAGTTGACAGCAGACGAGGCAAGGAAGTTTTTGGAGAAATATCATTATTCGGGAACATTGGGACGCGGCGGGATATCAATATGTGCATACCTGCCGAATAGGGAACTCATAGCGGTGACCGTGTTCTCAACAATGATTCGACAGAATATAACGCAAATGTGGGGCATGACGGACAAGGAGGTCAGGGAACTTTCGAGGCTTGCAATAAAATCTGACCGTCACATGCGAAATTTTGCATCGTGGTTTTTGACGCGAGCAATTACGATTGTGAAGGAGAAATTGAAAGAAGTTAAAATGTTGGTCTCGTATGCGGACGCGACATACAACCATTTGGGGACGATTTACAAAGCATCAAACTGGAATCTCGATGGTGAATCACCCGCGGATTACTGGTATGTTGATAAAGAGGGCTATGTTACAGGAAAGCGGGCTTTATACAGGCACGCGACGCGGATGAGCATGAAAGAAGCGGAATACGCGGAATCAAAAGGATTGAAAAAGGTGTATGGTGAGAAAAAGTTCAGATACACCTTACGGATTCGGGATAACGAAAGTTCTTCGAACACTATTCAAAGCGGCTACGAAGAATTAGTTCTTTGACAATCAAGTTGAAGTTTTAGCACCAACGGCGCGGTTGGTGTCCTGAATCCGTGATAATCAATCGCCGATAGGCGCACCAACTTGGTTGTCATCGGTCGGAGGTAAAGAATGCCAAGGTATTTCAAATATCGCTATAGCCAGCAGTTTTATCAACTAGGACCGTATTCGAATAAATTGTATTTCTTTTCGATGACAACGGTAACCGAAGTTGATAATAACCAAGACGCCGAAGTTTTCCTCCACATGGGGTCTCCGGAATCTGGTTACTACCTTTTTCGTGAGACAGATGCTACGGGAAAACCGATTGGGGCGTTTCCTCCGATAGACCCGAAGTTGCGGTCTTCAAATATCAATCCAAAACTATATCCGACAGATACAGGGGCACCTTCCGCGGAGGAGTGGCGAATGGCAACGGAGGTATTGAGTGACCCGGTTCTTTATTTTCATCACGTTCGCCAGTGGATTCGCCGATAGGAGTTCAACATGCCAAAAGGTTTAATAGGTCCACTTTCAAACGTATTTAACTACGTGACGCTCGACCAGCTCCGCGATGAGGGGTTTGCCCCGACATTCGTAACGGACGCAAAGGCCCGCTCGCTGATTACGATGGCGAGCAACACAATAAACTGGTTGACGAAGCAGTGGTTTGTTCCGATACGGTCGGTCGCGAAGGTCGATGGACGCGGGGCTTCGGTGTTTCACCTGCCGAACATGATTCCGATTCTCGACCTTTTCCAATTACAGGTTGGAAGGTCAGACCTATCAATCACGTCTTTGCCTTCAATATCTTACGCGGTTAAGGAACGTTATGTTCAGATGTTGTCCCACAAGGCGTCGTTGACTGCAGTTCCCAGGTTTGTGATTATGGACGGCGTTTACGGATGGCTTGAAAATGATTACGCTCCGGTTTACACAACCTTGACATCCGCGGTCAATTCGGGAGACACAAGTATTAATGTAGCGAGCGTCGCGGGGCTGTATGCCGGAAGCGTGATGCTCTTGGGGACAAACGAGGCTCCGCTGTCTGGAGCGGTTTTGGTTAAAGCAATAAACGGTTTAGTTTTAACTGTGGACCCCGTTTTCTTCTCGTGCCCTGTCGGAGACCCAGCAGTGCAGTACGGAAATGTTCCGTCATTGATTCAAAGAGCAGTTATGCTTTTGGTTAGGGACAAGATTACTCCGGTAGGGCTGATAGGAACGAGTCAAGACAAAGACAATCCACCGTATTTTAGCAACAGGCTTAACAGCGAAAGCACTGAGGGATATTCTTACAGTCTGGCACAACTTCCTGTGGCTTATGGTCCCGGTGGAGGGGCGTTTACAACAGGAAATCCAGAGGCGGATGATTGCTGTGCCGCCTTCTGTATGCCAACAATGTATGTTGGAGCAGTTTAGTTTTTATTTTGAACAGTATTCACTCTTATGTTTCAAACCATTTTTGGAGGACACCTTCATGTTTACATCTGCACCACGTGATTTGGCTATCGCATCCCTTGTGGTAATTCACACGGCTGGCGCTTATGCCGCGGCCGCTGCGGCCGCCGAGGACATTCTTGACACATATCCGATGTTGGAGTCCGAATGCGCCGGAACGGTCGGAGACCACCTTTACGCGATTATCATGGGCTCGTAATTAATCTTCGAGAGCAGGGGTGCAAAACACCCCTGCTTCTCTATAATTCTTTTTACAATTAGGACATCCAATGTCGCTTTTGCTAGTCCAAAAACCGGCACGCATAAACGAAATCGAGGTGACGTTCCGATTGTTGGGGAAGGGTGCGACTACGGTAAAGGATAAAGATTACCGCGAGACTCTAGGAATTCGAAATTACGCTGAGCAAATCACGATTATAGGGCAGTTGATGGGGGCGCGAGCATTTTTCAAATTACAGCGAACACAGACCGGCGACATGAATCCTTCGAGTGGCGCGTTGGTGTTTCGACCAGAGGTTCTGAAGGAAGCCGGAGTAACACTCAACAAGGGCGATAGGATTATTGCAATGGGTGGTGTGACAGTTGATTTCACCGTTGTAAAATCGAGCCCCCTGAGTCCCTATCACGGCGGGTTCTTATTAATATCGATAGAATTCTTGGAAACGGACAAGGTTCTGGCCAGCGTTTGATGTGGGGCTTTCAATGGCGTTTACTGTTCAAATTCTACCTGAACGCGAATGGAAGGATTTAACGGACCCTCGGCACTGGAGCGCGATTGAAGCCGAGATTCAGAATATTGGGAAGCGGGCGGTTGAGGAAGGGTCTACGGCGATTCGGCGGCATGTGGTTTCGGGAATTGTTGGACGGCGTTCAACGTGGCCGCAATTAAGTTATGTTACCAGAACCGTGAAAGGCAACGATACACCGCTGATTCAACACGGAGACTTACTGGCTTCGATTGATTCCGAGTCCGAGGGACAAACGGCTTTCGTTGGCGTTATGAAGAAGCAAGGTAGTCATGGTCAGGATTTGGAAACAGTTGCAAGGATTATGGAAGAGGGTGCAGTTATTTCGGTAACACCAAAAATGAGGGAGTGGTTCAAGAGCAACGGATTCCCTCTGAGGGCATCAACAACACACATTACAGTTCCCGCGAGACCATTTCTAGAACCCGCGGTCGAAGAGTCTTATGCAGAGATTGATGATGAAATAGGTAAGGCGGTTGACAAGTTCTTTTCGAAAGTGTTTTGAATAGTGTTCAATTGAAGGGCTGATATGCCAGAACACATTTTTGATTTCAATCATCCCGAAACTTTGGTGTTCGACCCACCAACGGTTGCTGGCGGTCCTCGGAGAATGGTTGACATGGACGGTAAGGGTGTAATGCTTCGTAGGCTAGACCCAACAGAATCCAATTTCTCGGTCAACGGGAAGTATTACCAATCATTTGTAACCCTACCAAATTTTTCAGCAAACGGAATGACAGACCTTTACGGATTCGAAATAGTTGCAGAAACATCCGGGGATAACGGTTCAACCAGTTATGGCGGAACTGTTGATTTCAGGCTTTCAAACGATGGCGGAATAACATGGATGGTTTATGATACAGACCCGTTGGTTTTGGATTGGGTTGTGGTTCCTGCTGTGGGGACGCTTTCAACATACTGGATGTTGCCTTATGATGTCGACCTAAACATAGATACGTTTCCGATTGTAAAGGAAGACCAGCAGGTGATGTTCAGAATGCGCCTTACCCCGACAACTGACGGACTATCAACCCCGTTTGTTAAGTCCGTGATTCTTTATGTCGGTCTGGAATATGATTTTCAAGACGATGTCCTTCGGAGCACAAAGCACCATCTCGAACAACTTTTTAGAATGCAAACGACTTGGGTTGTAACTGTAAACAGTCAGGACAGGATTAAGGTTGAGCACTATTGGGAAACATTATACACACCATGCACGGCATACAATCTTACGGCAGACCCGGGAAGAACGACAAACCTGTTCAAATCCATTGATGGCAAAGACGTCTTGCTGACATCATTGCAGACGGGTCAAATAGAGGTCAAGGTATACGTAAGCCCCTCTGTGTTTATCGCTGCAGAAGAGTTTTTTCAGACAACGACATCTCCCGCAATCATTATTAATTTAAATTCATGCAAAGAAATTAGGAACCTTCGAAATGGAAATGGGGAACTTGATTATGCAACCGCGAGAGGTAAGGCGCGAGAAGGCTTTGGTAGGATTTTCTTTGATGCCGAACTACGGGCATCACTTCAGTCGTCGTTGCAGCACGAAGCAGTCATGATGTCGGAATCATTTAATAGGGCGATAACGCAAGGACAGGTAATCATGTCGGATGCTTGTGGAGAGCCCATGGCAATGCCAATGGCTACGCCGACAGCACTGTCAAATAGGATTTCACAAGGTCTGTTTGTTCGGGATTTCGCATTCACGGTCTTTGGGAAGGCGTGGCTTCGGAATGACCTCATGGTTGAACGGCATCTCATTACAGAGATTGATTACCAAATTCACCCTGTTGCTCAAACCCGTGGCGTCTACGCCGTTCAACCCTTTTAGGAGAGTGGACAATGGCGAATTACAAAGTCAAGAATGTTACTCCGATGCAGATTACGATTAATCTTCGTAGTCAGACTCGGGATAGCAATTCTATTGAGCTTGCTCCCCGTGCGGTGAGCAGGGCTATGACGCAGGACGAGTTCAAGTCGGAAGAGGTGCAACGCGGGATTGCAAAACGCGCTCTGCGAGACGTAACGGGCAAAGCCTAATAACAGGAGGATTCTATGAGCGTTCCAGTACAAACGTTACACCCGGATACCTATGTAGTTCCGGCGCAGACACAGCCGACGGTGGTTGGTGTTGGCACGAATACCGTCGGATTCGTTGGGGTAACCCAAATGGGTCCCATCGATAAGGCGCAGCCGGTATCCAGTTTCAACCAGTTCGTATCAAAGTATGGCAATTACTTTTCTGGAAGTTATCTCGCCCTTGGCGTTCGCGATTTCTTCGACGAGGGTGGGGCTCAGTGTTGGATTGCTCGCGTTGTTGGTTCCGGGGCCACCGATGCAACCAATGATTTGCAGTGTTTGGATTCGATTCCATCCGTGGCTACCGTTACCACCGGACACACCTCTCCATTTAATCTTTCTTCCGGTCAGCAGTTGATGGTTCAGATTGCTTCGGAGACACTGAAAACCTTCACGTTCAGTGCAACACGCGCCACAAAAGCCGGTGCTACAGGTTCGTTTTCGAGCCCACTGTCTGGGAGTTTCACGGTAGCGTTCTCTGGTGGAAACGCGACAATTGTAACCATCGTCGGTGCCACCACAGTTGACGGGGCCGTAGCCCAAATAAACAATCAGATTATTGGTGGTGCGGCATCCAATAACGCTGGACAAGTTGATTTGACTGCTGATGTTTTTGGAACAGCATCAGTAGTTGTGACATCTTCTGTCGATGCGGCAATCACGACTAATCTTGGTATTTCTTCCGGAACATCGGCATACGGAACGGGAGATGCTGCAAACATCAATGCAATTACGGCTGCCGAAGTTGTTTATAAATTAACGCATGGCGCAGGACAACTTACGGGCGGAACTGCCGTGGTCTCAAGTGGAAAAGTTCAGATTCAGACAACAGCCACAGGCGTTTCGGCCACAGTTCAGGTTACCGGTGCCACGACTGCCTCTGGTCTTGGCTTCGACAATTTCATCCATACTGGTGCAGACAGCTCGTTTGTCAATTCAATGACAATCAGTGCGGCCAACCCCGGCGCATGGGGCAATTTGCTTTCGATTTCGACTGTCAGTTGGTCGACCACAATTGCCGCGACGCATACGCTTGCAAATGGTGTCACTACTCTTTACGCGTCAACGATTCAAGACGCGAGGGTCGGTGATGTTATTTACGTATACAACCCCGCAATTACAAGCGACCGCTATATAGGAATTGTCGGCGCTATTGATACGTCGGCGAGGACCTTGACACTTATGTCAGCGGTTTCAGGTCTTTCTACGCCAATTCCAGCGGGTTCTCCCATTATGAGCTCCAGCGTTCACAAAGCGTCGACGATTACGGGTTCTGTCCTTGCTAATGGCGGAACGAGCGTTACTGTTCTGAGCAACGCAAATATCAACGTTGGCTCAAGGTTGATTATTGTCGCTCACGACGTCTCTCAGGAAATTGATGTTCTTGTTACGAGTGTAAACGGAAATCAGGTTAATTTCTCAGCCGTTACTCTCGGCTCACCAATTCCAGCAGGTGCCTACGTTGTCAGTGAAGAGTTCAACGTCACGGTTATTAAAAACAACGCGATTATTGACACCATACCAAACCTGTCAATGGAGGAGTCGAATCCGGTTGATTATTTTGGGATTCGCCTTTCTGGGCAGACAAACGAATCACAGTTTATTTCAGCTGTCGACCTCGACGCAGACCCGAATCCCGGGTGGTTGAACCTTCCACTTCCCGTAACGGGGCTCGTCCTAGCAGGTGGTGTTGACGATTTGGGAACGGTTAACTATATTGGCAGTTCAGCAGCACCGAAGAGTGGGCTCTACCTATTTGACAACGTTAAAGATTTGAACTTCTTCGCGATTCCCGGAATTACCGACGCTGGCACACAGGTTGCGATGAACGCCTATGCACAGGGACGCGTGTTTGTTAAAGCCATTCTCGACGCTCCATTGTTGGCGGACCAGCCACTGGACATTCTCAATTATCGCAATTTCACACTTAATCTCGACAGCAAGTGGTCGGCTCTCTATTATCCTTGGGTTGTTACAGATGAGCCTCTTGTTAACAACCAGCGCATTTCCATTCCGCCGTCAGGGCACATGGCGGGACAATGGGCGGCTGTCGGGGCTACAAGCGGGGTGCACGTATCTCCCGCGAACATTCCGTTGGTTAACGTTCTTGATGTTACCTACAATGTTTCTGACTCGGAGCAGGACATCCTTAATCCCGTCGGTATTAATTGCATTAGAAACAACCCGGGAGAAGGTATCCGTTGCATGGGTGCAAGAACGCTAACAAGCGTCATGGACGGTCACCAGTATATTGCGGTATGCCGTCTCGAAGATTACATCATGGCGAGCGTAAAATCGGGCAATCGTCCGTTCATTTTCAAACCGGGCGACCCGCGGTTGTTTGCTCAGATTCAACAGGCGAACCAGACTTTCCTTAGAAATCTCTGGTTGCGTGGGCAGTTGTATCCGAGCGACAACATCACACAGGCGTTCTATGTTAAATGCGACAGCGAAACAACCCCACTCAGTGAATTGCGGCAGGGTCGCGTGATTTGCGAAATCGGCTTCAATCCACCTTATCCCGCGGAATTCATTATTTTCCAAGTTGGGATTTGGGATGGCGGGGCTGCCTTGATAAGTTCTACCAAGTAATGAACAATAACCACGAGGGCCGTCTATGAACGGCGGCTCTCGTTTTTGAATAGTATTCAGCGCACGCGAGGCGATACTAATGGTAGGAACTCAGATTTATTCGCAACACGGTATTCTTTCTGGGTTCAGGTTTCGTGTCAGCGTTCCTGCGTTTAGCGGCGAGGAGATTGGATTCATGAGGGTTAGCGGGCTGTCAGCAGATATATCTCCGCTAGAATGGAAAGAGATTACAAACCCAGTGACAGCCATAAAACTTCCGAACGAGATTTCCTCTTCCGATGTTGTTCTCGAACGGGGTTTGGATTCGAGCGGGCACATAGCCAGATGGTGGGGAGATGTTATTTCGATGTCACAATTATGGGGGACTGTTGCTGGCGAGACCTCAACCGCTGGGATTCTTCAAAAGTGGGATGTTCAAATTGGGGTGTATGGCAAGGGTCAAGGAAACCCGCTTGTGAAGATTTACACCATATATAATGCGTGGCCACGTGCAATAAAAGTCAGTGATTTCGATTCGATGAGTTCAGGATTGGTTATACAGTCCCTTACGTTGGCAAACGAAGGTATTGACTTTGCGATAACGCAATAGGAGGCTTAATATGCCAGCTTTTGTTCAAGACCCACTTCGTGGGTTTAAGTTCAGCGTTGTTATCCCGGGCATCAGCGCGAGCATCGGTTTCCAAAAGGTGACCTCGCTGAAAGAGAGCACGGATGTCGTAGAATACCGTGAAGGCACGGACCCCATTTTTAAGCGGAAACTTCCGGGTTTATCTGTGTATGACCCCGTTGTTTTCTCTAATGGTGTGACGAACTCAACAGAGCTTCTCGAATGGCGGCAGCAGGTTGCTGGTTATGCCAACTTCCAGCCAAACGGCGGTGGAGATGGTGACGGGATTCCGCAGAGTGATGACCCAACCGGGTTCCGCAGGGACGTTACTGTTTATGTTTACGATAAGGGCTCGGCGTCTGGGCAATCGGGAAGCGAATCTCCGACGCGTTGGTGGTTGCTTCACAGCGCATGGCCACAGAGTTTGGCTATCAGCGACCTAAACGCCGAAGGTTCTGAAGTTATTATTCAGACACTTGAACTCGTCCACACGGGTCTTGAGAGCGAATCGGTTTTGTAATTTAGTTTAGAGCGCCCTTCAATTTGAATGGCGTTTTGAGCAGTTGCCCGACCGTTAAAAGTATGTCAATTACCCACGGCTAAAGCCGTGGGCTTGTAAGGAGTAGCACCAGCCATGCGAAAGTTGCGGGTTAAACGAAAGACTAGCTTGGACAAGATTGAGCCGCAAGGCTCGGTCGTTCGAAGTCAACTGAACGCTCTTGCCGTGGCAGGCAAAAGCACGTCGAGGATGCTCCCCAAGTCTTCGACCTCTGCGGGCGTCAGCAGCGATGGGGTGCATAAAACAAGGTCCGCCAAGACCCGCTTACAGCGAACTTGGCAGTTGGTTCCAGTGATTGGGATTGATAGGAAACCGTTAATGCCTACAAATCCTCGAAGGGCAGAACGGTGGATTTTGTCAAGGAAGGCAACACCATTCTTTTCGAAGGGTGTGTTTTGTGTTCGTTTGAATGTTCCTACGAAAACGAACATTGTTCAAGAAGTTGCGGTTGGCATTGACCCCGGAAGTAAACGGGAAGCATTTACAGTGAAGTCCGAAGCGCATACATATCTAAACGTGCTGACGGATACTGTGGGTTGGGTTAAGAATAACGTCGAAACGCGTAGAATGATACGAAGAAGCCGAAGGAATCGAAAAACACCGTGCCGTCAAAACAGGATGAACCGCCATCGCGGCGGAATCCCACCGTCAACAAAAGCACGTTGGCAGTTGAAGTTGAGAATCACAAACTGGTTGTCAAAGATTTATCCGATTTCTGGTTTCGTTGTCGAAGACATAAAAGCCAAGACGAAGGGAAAGAAACGATGGGATTCCTCCTTTTCGCCTTTGGAGGTAGGAAAACAGTGGTTTTACAAAGAGTTAGAGAAATATGGAAAAGTTTATCTTCGACAAGGCTACGAGACAAAAGAACTACGAGACCAACAAGGTTTGTATAAATCAAAATCGAAGATGTCAGAATCCTTCGATGCGCATAATGTGGATTCTTTTGTTCTTGCAAATTATTACCTCGGCATCTCAAACAAACCAGACAACACCGAAATCTTCCGTATATTTCCATTGCAGTTTCATCGCAGGCAACTGCATGTTTTGAATCCAACAAAAGGAAATATCAGGAGGAACTATGGCGGGACTCGCAGTTTGGGCTTCAAAAGAGGTTCGATTGTTAGGCACAAGAAACACGGAATTTGCTTTGTCGGTGGTTCAAGCAAAGGAAAAATTAGTTTGCATAATTTGAAATCAGGAGAACGGCGGTTTCGAAACATTTCCGTTGAGGACGTGAAGTTTTTATCCTACAACTCTTTTGGAACTTGCGGAAATTCCTCCCACGCCTAAAGGCGTGGGCTTCCTTGCCGCAAAACCATCGTGGAAATTGGATGCCGTTTGAGTGTGTATAACACAAAACCCCTTTTTGGCTGTGCCAAAGGAGATTGTATGGCTATTGCAGACGTAGCAGGAATTCCGGTTGAACTGTCCTGTGGACTTACGAAGGACGGTCAAACATACACAAACGCCATTGTAGTTTCAATGACGGGCTCGGTTCGAAAATCGATTGCTCGTCCCGAAGTTCGTCAGAACCCCGCAAAAGTAATTGATACTCTTCTTCTAAGTTGCGTCCAATCGATTGGTACCATCTCTCCGATTACAAAGGCAGAGGTTGACAAGTTGATTCTGGGCGACCGTGACGATTTAACCCTAGCCATCCGCAAGGCGTCAATGGGCAACATTGTCACTGCGTCAATGACTTGCGACTCATGTAAGGAAAAGTTGGATTTATCTATAGACCTTTCGACCCTGCCTGTCAAGAAACTAGCAGACATTCCTCATAAGATGGATGGGGATGTTGCGACGTTCGACGTAAACCTTCCGGAGTTTGGTATTAACGCTACATTCAGATTCCCGAATGGCGAGGACCAAGCGGTGGTCGCTCCCATGATGCGAAGAAATCCGATTGAGGCGAACTACAGGCTTTACTTCCGCTGTATTAGGGAATGGAATGGGAAGAGTCAAAAAGAGATTCTCCCAAACATCTTTGATGAACTTCGTGTTGACGCCATTGACGCGCTCAGTGCAGCGTTTATGGAAGCACAACCGGGACCGGACCTCCGAGAGCCAACATCATGCCCGGTCTGCGGAGTTGAGATTGTCGCATCGATGGAGTCTTCGGATTTTTTATTCCCTCTCCCAAAGAGGGAGAGGACTTAAACATATTTTACGAGCAGGTTTGTTCTGCTGTTGAAAGCGAGGCGTGGCTAATTTGCATGACCGTGCAGGGGATTGGATACGAAGAGGTCATGAGAATGCCGGAGCGAACTCGTCAATGGTGGATTGAGCACTGTTCGGACTATCAAGATAAACTGGCAGATGAGCAGGCACGTTCTAACATGAGGCATTAGCCATGGCAGGCGAGCGCGTCTTTGTTATCAAGATTATTGGCGATACCTCCCAAGCGGAGAAGGCGTTCAAATCGCTTATTGCTCCGCTTGGGAATATTGACAAGGCATATAAAAATCTTGAAAAAGACGCGATGCACGAAATGGTTACCGTTGATAAAGAGAACAAAGTAGCCACCCAAAACGCTGTAAAATCGGCAAGCCAGTGGGTTACATCTATTGCAAGCATTAGAACCGCCTATTACATGTTGAAGACGGGTGTTTGGTCGGCCATTGGCGACCTTGGAAGACTTGATGACACCATTGTAAGAACTAATATACAATTACAACGACAAGGCATATCAGCCAGAGACCTGTCAAAGGACATGATGAAGTTAGGTTTAAACACGGATGATTTGTTAAAATCGGTGTCTGGTTGGGAGAAGGCGGGGGAAAAGGGTGTTGGGTGGTTAAAGGAACTGGCGGTATCAACAAATCAATTATCCTTCATCACGGGGCAGTCCACCGCGGAACTTACGGAGAGCATTGGAGAATTGTCCACGAAATGGGACATACACGGCAAAAAAATTCAAGGGGTTATGTCGGCAATTGCAATGTTAAACACAGAGTACGGAGTGTCATCGGAGGCGCTTACCAGGGCAGCGTCCAGTTCCGCTGTTTATGCAAGACAGTCAGGAATTCAATTGGAGACGATACTGACCCTCACGGGTGCTCTGGAACGCTCCGCGGTCGCTTCCGGAATGGGTTCTGATGCCGTAAAGAATTTGACAGACCAGATTGGTGACTTGACAAAACTTGAAAGCGGGCTTCGTGTAGTAGGGATAAACGACATTGGACAACGTCTCGCAAAGGGTGATGTGCAGGGAGCGATATCAGAAATAGACAGAGGATTACAAGGTCTTGGGAAATATGGACCCGGTCTAACAAAACAGATGACTGGTTTTTCTGACGAGAGGTTGCTAAAATGCAGGAAGAAATAAACAAATCCATGAAGGATGGAAAGAAACTTGCGGACACTTATAATGAGGTTATGGGGAGCCTTGCAAATCAATTCAAACTGCTTATCATGGCTCTTAACCAATTGAAGATGCGTGTAATGATGGTTCTGGAGCCCTTATTAAAACCATTTGTTAAGTTGTTGGTATTCTTTTCCCACGTTCTATTGAAACTTCCAACCCCAATATTTGCCGTTACCGCTGGATTGATTGGTCTCGTTGTGATTGTGGTCAGTCTTGGGGTAGCTTTCGCACAAGTAGTCAGAATTGGAAAACTAATGGTAAGTGGTTTTTGGGATGGCTTGGGGCTTTTTAAGAGTATGTATACAGCAGTTTTTAGGCTTGTCACCATCGAAGGCATCAGAAACCTCGGGTTAAAGAAAGCAATTTCATTAAAAGCCACAGACATGATGATGGATTTAAAAAAGATTTTATATGTAAGCCTTTTAACAAAAGCCGAGCAGGATAGTCTGAAGACAAGCAAGGGTGTATTGAGTTTTATGCAACTAAGGAAAGTGGCGTCAATAAAAGATATTTTTTATCTCAAATTAGCATCACTTGGTGTTTTCGGAAAGGCTTCAGCAGACGCTGTTGCAACGGGTGCACTAACTGCGGAGACTTCTGCTCAGTGGGGTTTGAACGCGGCAATGGCCGCCAACCCCGTCGGAGTTATTATTGTTGCCCTTATAGCATTTGTCGCTATCATGGCCGCCGCGTGGAAGATGACAAACTCGACAAATGCAACAATCCGAAAACTCGGATATGTCTTGATGTTTGTGATGGGCCCGATTGCGTGGCTGGTTGCTGGCATAAAACTTTTAATTGACTACTGGGATGATTTCACCTCTGGTTTTAGGGATGGAATTGCTACTGTAGAAGAAAGTTTTGGTGGTTTGTTTGAGCCCCTTCAGGAAGCATGGAAAATGCTCAAACAGACATGGGACAGCCTGTCTGCAATGTTTGGGGTCGCTTCCCAAAAAGGAACGTTCCTTAAATGGCTTTTTAACAGCCTCGGATATGTGGTGGCACACTTGGTCGGCGGTCCGTTAAAACTCCTATCTTACATGCTAAGTGGGCTTGTTGACATTGCAACATCATTCCTAATGGTCGTTCAAAAACTGGTTGGCTGGTTGAAGACAGCATGGGATTTTTGGAGCAAATTGTTTGGCGGTGGCGACGAGGGCGACGAGATAGTAAACGTTGTTGAGGGTCAAACAAAGGCAATTGATAGCCACACAACAGCCGTTCATGACGCGGTGGCCGCATCCAATAAAGTCGTAGAGAAACATGCTGAGGGTATAAACAGATTAAGAACACCGGTATCACACGGGCTTGGCTCAACATATACTGGAGGCATTCATCAGTTAAGGACTCCTCGTGTATTGGGTCTCGAATCACATCTTTCTGGAATTTCTCCAGAGGCTTCAAACGCTTTGGCGGGAATGGCTACGGATGCCCGAGTTTCAAGAGAGACATCCGCGGAAAGGGCTGTCACAAAACAATCGACAACGAAAAAAACAAGAAGCGCCCCAACGCCAATTATACTGCAATTAGACGGAAGGATACTTGCTCAGGTCATGGCAGAGATTGAGAATGGGGAAATCGTTCGGTTCCACAATTCTCCCGGACGTCCCGGTCACGGTATTCCGTCGTTTGCATAATAGAGGTGTTCAATGGCTGATATAACCCCAACAACCGCACAAACCATAGAAGCAACGGCATACACAGCCTTCACAACTGCAGCACAAAACATAAGCAACAGAAATACCAGCAGGGCGGTTGGTTCTTTCAGTCCACTTCAGGCAAGAATGAAAATTGTTCGAATGAGCGGTGCTGGTGGTTCGGAGGTGTTTACAAATGATTTTGTAATATGTCATTACAATCCGGAGGAGTTTACGGAGGAGTTGTCCGCTAGTTATCAAAATCTAAAAGTGAGTGGCACAGCGGTTCAAAGAATTCAGTTTGAGTTTGGAAACCCTCGAAAATGGACGATGAATTTGCTATTTAATGAATGGGGTGAATCCGCCAAAGACTATCCTGCAAACAGGAAATCTGTTGATGATAGCATCAGCGCCTTGCGAACCTATGCACTCCCGCTGGATGGGATTACAAAAAACTCAAATTGGGACGCCAGGGTCAATGAGAATCCCGGGGCGTATGCTCCTCCAATACTTGGTGTTTTGTTAACCAAAGAGGCGATTATTTGCCATCTTACGTCAATGTCCGTAACAAGAACAAAAATTAATCCGGTAACATTGGAAACAATCAGGGCTATGGTCCAAGTGGAGTTTACTGAATATCATCCAAGTGAAATTTGAGGTGTCCCTTGGTTTTCAGCGGCAGCAGGTACGAGGGTAGTTCCTATACGGCAATCGTTGGTACCGATAAGATTACACGGAAGTTTCTACACTTCCGCCTGAACCCCACCCAAATGTCAGATATTGACCCGAGTTGGAAGCAGTACCCACTCAAGAATAGAGATGAGCTTGATTTGCTCGCATATCGCTTTGGTAATTATGTGGATGGCAAGGAAAAGTTGTGGTGGCTAATTGCGGACGTCAACAACATTTTGTTTCCGTTGCAGGTCGACACCGGCACTTCTTTAGTCATTCCACAGAAGGAAATAATGTCAAAAACGGTGTAGATTTATCCGCTTTTTTCTTGCAAACATCATATTTTCTGCTAGACTAAACAACACAGACAGGGCGTGAGGAATAGAATGGGAAGGTCTGATATTTGCAATCCCTCCTCGATTTCAACGGGAGCCATTTCTACGACGGTATCCCAAAAGCAAAAGGGCGGGTTACGAATTGCCGGTGTTGACAATGCATTCAAGCCAACGCCAACCGATAGGGTTTTTGCTGTTTTCGCTGTCGAGGTGGACGGGCAACTTTTAACGAAAACCTACAATTCTTTAATATCAGAAATCCTGATACATGAGTCTCACGAGTATGCGATGTCAACAGCGAAAATCGTAATTGCAAACGAGGGTTACAAATTTACGGACGATAAGATTTTCGATAACCCCTACACAATGAAGGTTTCGTTAGGGTATTCCTCAACGGGTCTCAATCAAATTGGTGGTCTCTTTTATACGCTTGGTCCAAAGTTCGTATTCCCGGTAGCGGGCGGTGGTCCTCCGCAGATTGTAATACAGGGTGTCAGTGAGGATTTTCAAATGGGGAGAACGGACAAGCGGAGAGTCTGGAGAAATGTCAGCGACTCGGATGTGGCGGAGCAGATTGCAAATGAATATGGGTGGTTTTCTGACGTTGAAACCACAACCCCCATACATGACCATATGGCGCAGGTGAACGAGAGTGATTGGAAATTTTTGTCTACAAGAGCGAAGCGCCACGGTTTTCAGTTGTATCTTGACCACGACGTAA